CGCACTATCAATGTCGTTAGCGGACAGGGTGCTGGCATTGCGCCCGATGCGCTCAAACGCCTCAGTGATGATGTCGATCTGTTCGGACGTGCCGAAATCATATGTGCCGCTAGTGGTCATCTAAACCTCGCCGTCTTCTTTGCGATGGCTTTTGGCTGAGAAACAAATTGCTTGCCAGCCTTTTTGCCTTCGCGCTTGGCTTTGCTTGTAGCAGCATATTCAGCCGGCGTCAGCGATTTAATGGCAGCCTGCGGTAGATACCGCTCCCCAGTCTTGCTGGACGGCTTGCCGGACTTGGTGGTCCACTTTTGCTTAGTCCAGTCTTTCAGGGACTGCTGGGGCTTTCTAATCGGCATATCCACCGCCCTTTGCCTTGTATTCCTTGGCTAAGAGCTGTGCTTTGCGCGCTGACCACTGCCCTGCCTTGGTGCCATGCGTGTCACGCGACTTGATGCTCTCAAAGAGACGCTTGCGAAGGCCGGGCTTTGTGTAATTCCCAGCCTCATTGACGCGCGACTCTTTGCGCCCGCGCATTATTTCTTCTTCTTAGCGGCAGCCTTTACAGGTGCAGCCTTGGCTGGCTCGGCAGCGGCAGCCTTACCGAAGCCCAGCATGTTATTCAGGTCGGCCTCTGTCAGGGCATCCCACTGGTCAGCAGAAAGGGTAACTTCCTGACGTTCGCCACTGGCGTTTTGATATGCGCGAGTAATCATAGCTAAGCCTCTCAAGCGTAGGTTTTGATCATCTCAAGGATGATGCTGTACGTGTCACCAGACGAAGCACCAATGGTGGTGAACATGATGTCCCCAGTTTTGCCGGTGCCTGCGTTGTTGCCAAGAATGGCGGTGTCGTCAAAGTTGAAAGTGTACATGCCGGGAGCAAGCACAACTGCGCTCACGTCAGTGTCCGCATCCCACAGGACGTTAACCGACATGCCGTTGATCATCGCTGTGATCTTACGGATTGAAACGCCAGTGCAGGTCTTGCCCTCAAAGTTGGCCTTTAGGGCCGAGACATCGACCTTGAGAACAGCAGTCTCACCCGTGCCATCGGACACGTTGTTGAACTTCATGACGGCTTGGCTGTCACCGTCAAACAGGGTCTGCGAGTTAACAGCATCAGCCATTATTTCATTCCTTTCAGAGTCATAGCGAGACGAGCGCGCTGACCCAGCTTACCGGGCTTCTTAGCGGCTGCCTCCAGCTTTCCTGCTGGGATCGGCTTGCCAGCTTTGGCACCGAGTTCTTTGCGAAGTGCGCCGGGCTTTTTCACGGCTTCAGCAATCCAGTTCTTTTTGCCACGCATGTCAGCAGTTCCACGCTCTGAGTGATTTGTTGATCCGACTATTCGGATCTTTGGCAGTCTCAGCCGAGGTATTTTTCTTCTTCATCCCTTTCATCCGGGCACAGAAGCTATCTCGACGGGGACCGCCTTCGGGCTGCGGGCGCTTCAGATTACTACCAGTGGCTGCATTATAAGCCTTACGGCCAGCCTCATTGAGACCGCCCTTGGGGTTCTTGTGCTTAGCCTTGAACTGGAAGTCCTTCTTAGCGCGCATTCCGGTCTCCATATAACTGGGGCGACCCGAGAGCCGCCCCAATCAATTAGGCTTGGGTGACGCCATAGAGGCCGGTCTGAGTGTCATCGTCTTCGATGAACATCCACACCGTCAACTGCTTCGAGCCGTCTGCCGCATCGGGAACCGCAAAGGTACCGCGAACATCGCCAGTGGTTGTCGTAGCCGGGCTTGTCGTAACGGCTGCCACAAAAGTACCAGTCGTAACAAAAGCGCCATTCCAAGCGGTCAGGCAGTAGTTACGGCTGTCAGCGCGGAACGGAAGGCCGAACACGTCGCCGGTACCAACAAAGAAGTCGGTAGCGGCAGCCGAGGCTGCAACGCGAGTGATCGTCTTGAATGCCTTCTTACCAGCAACAGCAGTCGTGCCATTCAGGGTGATCGCTTCAGACATCGAAATGCCATAAGCGTCAGTGCCATAAATGGTAAGAACAGCAGTAGCAGCGCCAGCGGCGTCAACAACGACGTTACGAGGAACGTCAAGGGTGACAGTGCCACCGGAGGCAAGAGCCCCGTTCAGCAGGGCATTGCCGGCAGCGGCAAGCGTTTGCTGAGCGCAGATGCCGTCCGCATCCAAAGCCACCGGAACAATGTCATAGACATTGATCGGCGACATGAAGACGCCGGGCTGATTAGCGGTACCGTTGTTAGCGAAGTTGCGACCTGCCCGGACACCATCAGAGAAATGAGTCATGAGTTTTTCTCCATAGTTTGGGGGTGACGGATGCCACCCCCATTATCCGATTAGGAAGCGCCCTGAGAACCCCAGCCAGCGCGGAAGTTCGAGCAGCCGAACGAGTAACGCTCAATGGCCTTCGCCTTGAGGTTGTCGGTGTCGAAGTCCGTGTAGACATCGGTTTCGAGAGCTTCACGCTCGTAGTACTTGAAGCCGTTCGGAGCGTCGGTCAGCAGGAACCAAGAGTTGGTGTCCGTCAAGAACATGTTAACGCGATGACCCTGCGGAACCGCCGAGTTGTTGTAAATCGCATTAATGTCATTGTTTGCTGTATCGACGCGGAACTGCGATTGCAGAAGGCGCGTGGCCGTCCACTGCAGTTCAGCCGGAACGATCAGCTTCGTCGGCTTGGTCATGATGCGGAGACCCGCAGCATCACGGAAGCGCTGAACGCCAACGATGGCGTCCTGAAGCGAAGTTTCGTTCAAGTCAGCCTGCACCGTGAAGGTGTTGGCAACCGTACCGTTTTCGATGGGGTGAGCCGTCGAGAACAGCGGCTGACCATCGCCAATCGGGAAGTTGGCCGAGAAGCCGTTGTTCAGCACCGAAGCACCGAGCACTTCCTTGGTCTGTTCCATCGACTGACGAAGAGCCTTCGCCTGCAGCGGGAACGACGATTGGTACAGGTTGTCCTTGATCGCCTGACGGGTGATGATGAAACCAATGCTGGTGTAACGGTTCACGTAGTTCGTTACATAGCGCTGGCCCATTTCGCCGTAAGCGGTCGAAGCACCTTCAGCCTTGATCTGAGCGAGGCCAAGCAGCTTGACTTCGACTTCGATTTCAACGGCCTTATCGGACGTGTGCTTTTCAAAGATTTCCGACCATTGACCCGGGTACATCGGATAGTCGCCGAAAACGGCAGCCAGACCGGGACGGAGCAGGTCGCGAATTGCGGTTGTATTAATAGCCATTTCTTATGTCTCCCTGCTTGGCCGATTAGACGCCAGTCACGCCACCCCGGTAGAGGTGGTTGTTGATGGTCACGAGCCAGTTTGCGAAGGCACCAACAGCGTTGCCCGGAGTCGGGTCGAGCTGCAGGATCTTGCAGTTAAGCGTCGAAGTATCAGCTTCTGTCGCGTTGTTGATCGACACAGCCGACTGACCAGTCGATGTGGAACCAGCAGTGTACAGGAAGTTGATGTTCAAGCCACGGTCAGCCAGAGCAAGCGGGGTGCCTGCAGTGCCAGTGCCGCTGGTTTCTTGAACGGTGAACACTGTGTCGGGATCGTCAATGACCAGAGCTTCGACCGTCGAGCCGGTCAGAACGCCCGGGTTGCCCGGCCAGTAGTTCATGAACTTAACAACGCCCGTGCTGTCGGTGTACTTGACACCCCAGAACACGCCGACGCAAGCGGAGCCGGCAACGCCGACTTCAAGGTAGCCAGACGTGCCAATCGTGACGGGGTCGCCACGGAAAATCGCAGTCGCGTAAGTGGTAACGATCTGATAAGGATTCGTTGCGCCGGTCCAAGCAGAGCCATCGAGCTTCTTGACGGGGATGAACCCCTGAGGCGCATTGGTGCCGTAAGCCATACGGAATCTCCATGCTGAAGTGAATGATGTTTCGGCTTTGACCCGCCTTCGAGGTACCACGATACGTAACGCGGCATCGGAACGGCTACCCGCCGGAGGAGTGGATACGTGACCACCATCGAGTTCGGCACGATACGTGACGGCCATCGAAG